AAAAGATACATTTTATATAAATAAATTAAATTACAATTATTTGTAAGTGATAATTATAAGGCGGGAACGGAACGAGGAAATCGATAGATTGCTAGACGAAATGAACGATTACATGCGGCTTTATAAAACGTTTGGTGACGATTATTATGCGGAAAAGATAGAACGTGTAAAAGAGAAGCTACGGAAATTAGTGGAGGTGGAGGAATGACCGAAAAAGAACTAATGAATGAAGCTTATGAGTGGCGAAAACATATAAAGAATTTAGTAACTGCAACTGATGATGAGTTATATCATAAACGTTCAAAAGTATTTGATTGGCTTATTGAACAGGCAGAAAAGGTTGAACGGTATGAGAAAGTATTAAAGCAAATTGCTAGACATGAATTGTTTACCGAAAGTTATTTTTGTGATTTAGAAGCTAATGAATTAATTTATAAAGCGCAAGAGGTGTTGGAGGGAGAAGAATGAGTGATAAAGAACGGTTGGAAGAGATAAAAAGCAGATACTTAGTAGGGATTCATACAACTTTTGGTACACCTTGGGTATCGATGCCAAAAGAAAATGCTGATTGGTTAATCCAACAGACAGAAAAGGTTGAACGGTATGAAAAAGCAATAAAAGAATGCGTTGAACGGATGAATGAAGGAGGGGCAGGGACAAGATCATTTATATATAAAAAATTGAAAGAAGTGATGGGTAGAACAGAATGAACGATAAATCTCAAGAGATAGAGGAATGTGAAAAAATGAGTGATAAATTGTAAGAAATTAAAAACATGGTTGAAGCAGTGATAGTGAGATGAGGATATAGAGTGTTAGCATAAAGAAATTGTGATGGCTAATACAGCAGGTAAAAGGTGTGAAAATGGTGGTCATGAAGTAGATTTTGTTATTAGATGCCACATCTGTAACGAAGAGTTATTTCGTATAAGTGAGTACAAAAGAATAATTCATAATATATCAAAGTATTAAAATTTAACAAACATTCCAGATATATTTTGACATAGCAAATAAAATGGGTATTTCTTCAGATAATTAGAATACCAAAAATTAAAACGGGAAAGTCTATAGACTTTTTCAAGATGTTGCGGAGTAGTGAAAATGTGATTTAAAAGAGGGGGTGGTCATTTGAAAATAAAAGTAAGTTTGGCAACAAGATTAAAACAATTCTTTTGTAGTCATAAAAGAGATGTTAGTTGGTCTTGCTGTAGCAAAGGAATAAATAGTAGAAAAGGTTATTGGTATGTAGATTATCAATGTAGAGATTGCGGTTTTTCTTATGGGGAGTGGATAAAAGCTAATAAAAATGAATTGGAAAAACTTATCTCTAAAGAAATTCATCATATTAAGTAGTTGAACAATATGAAGATATTGTTCAGTTGAGCCAAAATGTGACGAAAGGTGATAAAAATGGCTAAAGAGGTTGAATTTATAAAAGCCCAAAAAGATTTCAGAGAGTTATTTAATAAATTTTGTCTTGACTATAATTTAGATACTTTTCAATCAATTAGAATTCTATCTAAAAACATTGAGGAAATTGCACATCAAGCAAGAAATATAAAACTTTTTTCATGATGATGATTAATTAATGCACACTTCGAAAAAATTGTGAAAGCTAAGGCAGGTGTTAGAAGTGAGTGGATTTGGCGATAAAATCGGTCAATGTGAATGTTGCGAAAAAGAAAATGCATCTTTGCAATATAGTTTTTGGCAACATGGATATATTTGTGAAGATTGTTGGAAAATGATTGCGGAAAGAGTTATTAGTGGAGAAGATTAACAAAGTTAAATGAGTATTATACCAGATAAAACCGAATACCCGAAATTAAAAAGGAGTTGTTTAAAATGAACATGAAATTCAGTATAGGTGAAAGGGTGAAAATTCGTGGTAAAAACATCGTAGGAGTAATAGTTCAATCAGAATATAAACACACAATTTATGAAGGAATCGAAAAGATTAGTAAAAGATATTTAGTAAAATGGAACAATTCATGGAATCAACAATGGTTCGATGAAGATGAGTTAGAAAGTGCGTTGGAATTATCAGATACATATGGATTAGAAGTTTATAATTTATTAATAGATGTCAATTTAATGGTTGGTAATTTTGATATGGTAAAAAAATTAAATGAAGAAAGAAGAAAATATATAGATAATAGAGGAGTGTAATTTAATGAAAACTATAAATAAGCAAACATGGCTAGATAATAAAACAGAATCCATGTTTTGTGAATGGAAGAACCGATGCAACTGCCTATGCGTGGTTTGTGTTCAATAATTCAAATACACAGGAAATAAAAGTTATATAAAAATCTTATTTTATGGGAAGGAGGGGTGAGATGATAATAGAAAGAAAGTGGTCAATGCCTAATAAAAATACTTTTCAAATTAAGCCGATTAAAGAACTACTAAAAGAAGAAATGAACGATGGAATATGGATAGATCCTTTTGCAAATTCAAGTAAATTAGCGACAATAACTAATGATTTAAATCTTGATTACGATACCGATTATCATATGGATGCTTTAGATTTTCTAAAAATGTTTGAAAGCGAATCTGTAGATGGGGTACTTTATGATCCACCATACAGTCCAAGACAAGTAAGTGAATGCTATAAAAATGTTGGAGTGGAAGTAACACAACAAACTACTCAAGCAAGTTTTTGGAGTAAACATAAAGATGAAATAACTAGAATTCTGAAACCTAATGGAAAAGTTATTTGTTTTGGTTGGAACAGCATGGGTTGTGGCTTGAAGAGAGGATTTGAGATGAAAAGAATATTACTTGTTCCACATGGAGGCAATCATAACGACACTATTGTTACTGTTGAAGTAAAAATAAAATAATTTAAATACATAAAAAATGGGGTGTTTATAATGACCCAATCTAAAATAGAATACATAAAAAATTGTATAGATCAAATAAGAGAAAGATTGTTTCAATTGCATAGTCGTCTTGAGAATGAGTATGATGTTGTAAATGATGAGTTGTGGTACGAAATAGAAGAACAATTTAGAAAAATTGATGTTCTGTTAGCTATAATGGAGGAAGAAATTTATTATTTATAAAAAAACTCTTTACAAAAATAAATTAAATTAATATAATGTAATTAACATAAAAATCACTGATTAAAACAAGAAAGGAGGTTAATTGAATGAAACAAGAAAAACTCAATGAATTCAAAGATCAATTAAGATCAGTAGAACGGGAAATCGAAAGATTAGAAGATTTAAGGGAACAAATATTATTCCGAATTGATGAATTAGAGCTAAACCGAGTATAATAAATATAAGAACATGTATTCGGTGGTGCTTTTGATGCGTCCAGATATTTCAAGTGAGTTACTTAAAGCTATCAATGAGCGAATCCATTTAGACTTATTATTACATATATTGAATAAAAAATTTATAAAAGCGGAAAACGAAGGTAATGATGGATTCGCTAAATATCTTGATAAAATAATTAAAGACGTTTCGAGACAACGTAAGGAAGTTAATGATTATTTAAGACAAAATGGTGTAAAGATATTTGATCCAGAAAAAGTAGACGATATGTTTATACAGTATAGATATTATCAAAAAGTAAATGGTGGTTACAAAGAAGGTGTGCAGCGATACTGGAGGGATGCAATAAAATTTCAATTAAAGAAAAGATTAAACAAATATTTTATTACAAATGATTAGTCGTATGTTGAGCTAAAATTTGTGATTCAAAATGAGGTGAAATAATTGGATAACGAAAGTAAAAGACCATTATTTTTGCAGTTAGATAAGGAATATAGAATAACGATGGATAAATATAATTTTATTTTAGAACGCTTTGAAAATGTGATTGATCGTAAAACAAAAATGGTTAAAGGTAAAGAGTGGAAAGATGTTGGATATTTTGGTGGCAATATAAAAATTTTGTTAAATAGATACGTCACTGAAAAACTAAAAAACGAAAAGGATAATGATGTGAATAAATTAATAAATAAATTAAATGAAATAGAAGATACAATTGTTAGAGTTGTGAAAAGAGAAAATATTAAATTAGATATTCCGAGATCATAATACATAAAGTTGGTGATATGAATGAAATAGTCTTTTTATTGGGGAGGTGAGAAAATGAAGGATTTACCTTTTGCTTTACGTGTAATGCCATATCATATCAAATATTTTACGTCTTTAGGGGATTATGCAGAATCAATTGTATTAGGAAAAGACGTTAAGGATGCCATTGATACATTGATGAAAACAAATAAGTCAATTGAAAGCATACATAATATTGAAGAAATTAAATTAATTAGATTGCAAGAAAGTAAAGTATTAATAACGAACTATAATTAAAGAAAGGTGGAAGAGTGTATTGATTACTGAAAAATCTTGGGAAGAATTTCGAAATACAGGTTTGTTGTGGTTTATGAATACAATCTTGCATATGTTTGGTTGGGCACTAGTGTATGACCCTGATGAAAAAATAGTGTTTCCAGCAAGATGTAAATTTAGAGGGTTTTCTGAAAATATAAATACGGATGGATATAAAAGGGTATCAGAGTATTTAAAGAAAAATATTGATGAGTTAGTTAAAGAAGCAAGTGAATAAATTACGACAGGTTTTACTTTAAATAAATTAATATAAAGGAGTGTATATTATGGATTGGAAACTAGATGAAATGTTATATGAGTATATAAAGGAAGCTAAGATTTGTCAAATGGGTGGATTAACGATATAGATAAAAGTGACTTTTTAAAGATGTTAGCATTTTATAAAGTTATGAAAAGAAAAGAGAATAAACAATTCATAGAATCACTTAATAAGATGTTAAAACAGATTGGAAAATAATCGTACTCAATAAAATTCGATTTCTATTGAAATGGAGGTGTATTAATGTTCAAAGAATTATTTCATAAATTAATAGATACTCTTGGTTACATAACATTTTTTGTATTGATATGGTATGCGATATTTGGTGGTAAATTAAAAATTGAGTTGTACAATCCATTCAGGTATTTTAAATAAATGTTTTATTTCATGGAGAAAGGAGAAAATTATTATGAAATCAAAAAGATTATCAAATAATTCAGTTGCATTATGTCATTATTACACAGAATTTTCTAGTGACAAAGAAATAATTGAGGGAATTAGTATTTTTACCAGTGAACTAACTAACGGAGATATTTATATTTCTCCAAAACAAATTACGCTAACTAAAACAGAGTTGAAAAATTTAAGAGATTTTATTAATGAAATTCTTAATGAAGAAAATGAAGAAAGAAAAGATGTATAATTAAGTAAATTATTATAAAAGGAGGAAGTAAAAATAAAAATACATCAGATTAATAAAAAATAATTAAAGCTTTTGGAATTGGGTCGCAGGGCAAAAACTTTGGTCGATTTATATCTTTTAGATCCAAAAGCATTCCGTACTGAATTTGCTATTGAGCAGCTTTTAGATGAGTATGAAAAACAAGGATTGGAAATAGATGATATGTAAAATTTCATATAACCGTTATTTTTCTAATAGGTATACTATATTTAAATAAAATAGGAGGAGATAAAGATGAATTTCGCAAATTATTTATTTTTTAAAATTAACGAAGAAAAATTTAATAAATTGAATAAATTTTTAATTGATGAATTGAATCTTCATAAGCAACAATTAGTAGAAAAAATTGGAGAAATGTGTGTTAATGAATACGTAAGCGACGAAGAAATTTTATCAGAAAGAAAAAAGTTAAAGCAAATAGATGATATATTATGCAAGTTAGAATATAGTTCTAGATGGCTATTTGAAATCGAATTTGATGATGTTTTAAAAGCTATGGGTAAAAAATATATTTCTGACAGAGAAACGTTAGAAGAAAAAATTAATCAATTAATATTTAAATAAAATTGCACTTTCATCCAAGTTTATAACTAATAAAACAGAGGTGAATTAATGAAAGAATTATTAGGTAGTTTAGAACTTAATCGGATTTATCAAATGGATTGCTTGGAAGGGATGAAATTAATTCCTGATAAATCGATTGATATGATTCTTTGTGATTTGCCTTATGGTACAACTGCTTGTAAATGGGATTCTATTATCCCTCTTGATAAATTATGGGAACAATACAAACGCATTATAAAACCTAACGGAGCAATAGTGTTAACAGCGTGTCAACCTTTTACAACTAAATTAATAAACTCAAACATTGAAATGTTTAAGTATTGTTGGATTTGGCAGAAACCACAAGGTGTAGACCCTTTTATGGCAAAGAAAAGACCTTTAAATAATTATGAAGATATATGCGTGTTCTATTATAAACAACCTAAGTACGAACCTCAATACACAGAAGGAAAGCCATACAAAGTAGAACGAGATAAAAAACCACGCAAATACGAGATTACTAACACGATTATGAAACCAACTACAACAGTTAACGAAGGAAAAAGGTATCCAACAAGAATCATCAAATTTAATCAAGAACGTGGGTATCACCCTACACAAAAACCCGTTGCTTTATTCAAGTATCTAATAAAGACGTATACAAACGAGGGTGATATAATACTTGATAACTGTATAGGCTCAGGTACAACAGCAGTTGCAGCAATTTTAACGAATAGAAAATGGATTGGTTTTGAAATTGAGACAAAATATGTTGAAATTGCAAACAAAAGATTAGAGAAAATTGAAATACATAATGATTTAAAAGAATATAAGTAAAATTACTTTTATATAAATAAATTAAATTAAAGGTGGTGATGCAATGATTTAGTTGAATTTTTGTTATCAAAAAACACAAATACAAATTTAAAGAGAGGGGATTTTATTTATGAAACGTACAGTATTTAGTAATACACATGTACCCAAGGTTAATCTAGAAAAGAAATGGTATGGTGTTATTGATTATTTGGATGCTCCAAGCAGAATTGTGACTTATGTTACGAAACAACGCAGTGAAGCAGTTGCAATTTTCGATGAAGAGGCAAGGGTGACTGGTGGGACATTGAATGCTATTGGGGTATTTAAATAACATACAAAAAGGGTGAATATAATGACTTCTACTAATAAAAATTTTGGAGAATTATATGTATTTAATGAATTTAAGAAAAAGAAAAGAAAAATAAACATTGATATTGAAGCAATGAAAAATGGATATATTGAAATGGGAAAAATAAATAAAGAAGAATCTAAAGCAAGTATATATACATATGACGATGGAATGTGGATATATAATGAATAACATAAATTAAATTACATATAAGGGGAAGTGATTGAATGACAATTATCACAAAAAATAAAGGAACAAGAAGATTACCATTCGATCAACAGAGATTAGAAAATTTTATTGATAACATAATGAAAGATTTTCCTCATTTAAATTCAACAGGATATAAAGAAAGAATTATACGATTAATCACAAGTAAAGATGAATTTAGAGCAGCAAAAATAACTGATAAATTAATTTTAAATGCATTAGATAACATCACAAGAGAAGAGCCAGATTGGACATACGTTGCAGCCCGTATCTTTTTAAAGAAATTATACAAAGAAGCCGCCTATAATCGTTCATATGATTCTAAAGATAAATATGGCAGTCTGTATGGTTTATTAAAACATTTAGGTGATAAAGGTGTGTATTCTGAATTAATATTAAAAGAATATACCAGAGAAGAAATTAAACAAGCAGAACAAATGATTAACCCTGAAAAAGATAAGCTATTTAATTATATTGGATTAAAAACATTGTACGATAGATACTTAGCAAAAGATAAAGAAAAACGTACTTTTGAATTGCCTCAAGAACGATGGATGATCATTGCATTAGTTTTAATGGTTAATGAAGACAAATCAAAACGGATGGAATATGTAAAAGAAGCTTATTGGGCGTTAAGTAATTTATATATGACTGTTGCGACACCTACATTAGCAAACGCAGGAAAATCATTTGGGCAGTTATCAAGTTGTTTTATTGATACTGTAGATGACAGTTTACAAGGTATTTATGACAGTAATACAGATGTTGCTAATTTATCTAAAAATGGTGGGGGGATTGGAGTATATTTAGGAAAAATTAGAAGTTTAGGTAGTGATATTAAAGGATTTAAAGGTGTATCATCAGGTGTTATTCCTTGGATGAAGCAATTAAATAATACGGCAGTGAGCGTTGACCAATTGGGAAACAGAAAGGGAAGCATTTCTGTAACATTAGATGTATGGCATAAAGATATTTTTCTTTTCTTGGAATCTAAATTAAATAACGGAGATGAACGATTCAAAACTCATGATTTATTTCCTGCTGTTAGTGTTCCAGATTTATTTATGGAGCAAGTTGAAAAACGTGGCGACTGGTATTTGTTTGATCCGCATGAAGTTAGTAAAGTAATGGGATATAGCTTAGAAGATTGTTATGATGAAACAGAAGGAGAAGGAACTTTTAGGGAAAGATATGAAGAATGTGTTCAAAATAATGAATTATCTAAAGTAAAAGTACCTGCTATTGAAATTATGAAAGCGATAATGAAAAGTCAGTTAGAAACAGGAACACCTTTCATGTTTTTTAGAGATGAAGTAAACAGAAAGAACCCAAATAAACACGCAGGGATGATTTATTCATCTAATTTATGTCACGAAATTATTCAAAACATGTCACCGACAATCGTTATCGAACAATATACAAGAGATGGAAAAATTATTATTGAAAAACAACCAGGCGACTTTGTTGTTTGTAATTTATCTTCAATTCACTTAGCTAATGTAATTCGAGATGATGTGTTAGAAAGACTAATAGCAATTCAAGTGCGGATGCTGGACAACGTTATTGATTTGAATACAATTCCTGTTCTTCAAGCACAAATTACAAATAAAAAATATAGAGCAGTAGGTCTTGGAACATTTTCATGGCATCATTTATTAGCATTGAAGGGTATTGATTGGGAAAGTGAAAAAGCTGTTCAATTTGCAGATCGTTTATATGAGAAAATTGCTTATTTAACAATTAAACAATCAAATGAATTGGCGAAAGAAAAATCACCTTACCCTGTATTTGAAGGTTCAGAA